TAGCTTCTATTTCTTCAAACAATGACACTGAAATTGGATCTCTGATTGCTGAAGCTATGAAAAAAGTAGGCCGTGAAGGAGTAGTACATATTGAAGAAAGTAAATCAGGAGAAACATATCTTGAAACTGTAGAAGGTATGCAGTTTGAAAGAGGATATAAATCACCATATTTTATTACAGACAATAATACAATGTCATGTGTATTAAATGATACTTTAATTTTAATATTAGATAAGAAAATCACTCAAGTGAAAGAAATATTACCTATATTAGAAAATGTATCTACTCAAAACAAATCATTACTTATCATTGCTGAAGATATTGATGGTGAAGCTTTAGCAACACTTATTGTTAATAAAGCAAGGGGCATTTTAAAAGTATGTGCCGTTAAATCACCTGATTTTGGAGACCGTCGTAAACTTATCCTTGAAGATATTGCTACATTAACTGGTGGTCAAGTTGTAAGTAGTGAAAAAGGAATGAAACTAGATAAATTTAATACAGATTGGTTTGGTAAAGCAAGAGTAGTTACTATTAACAAAGATACAACTACTATTGTAGATGGTAAAGGTGATGAAAAAGCTATTGAACAACGTATTGAAGAATTACAACAACAAATTGAAAATTCAAAAACTCCATTTGAACAAGAAAAACTCCAAGAACGTTTAGCTAAATTTATAGGTGGTGTAGCTGTTATTCATGTTGGTGGAAATACTGAATCTGAAATGAAAGAAAAGAAAGATCGTGTTGATGATGCTTTACATGCTACTAAAGCCGCTATTGAAGAAGGTATTGTACCTGGTGGAGGAACAGCTTTATTATATGCTAGAGAAGCAATCACTAGAACAAGAGCTGAATTAGATTCAGATATTCATATTGGTAAAAACATTATTTACAAAACATGTGCTTCTCCATTCATCAAGATTCTAACCAATGCTGGATATTCAGAAGAAGAATATTATGGATTAATTAATCAAATGGGAGATGATAATTGGAAAGGATATAATATCAAAACAGAAACTTTCACCAACATGAAAGAAGCAGGAATATTAGATCCAGTTAAAGTAACAAGATGTGCTATTGAGAATGCAGCATCTGTAGCCGGAACAATTTTATTAACAGAATGTACTGTTGTAGATAAACCAGAAGAAAAGAAATCTAATGAAGGGTTTGGCGATATGGGAGGAATGTATTAAATTTAAAATATGAAAGAAAAATACACTCAAATAGCTGAACGAGTTATTGGTAAAGGAGATACATGGAAATTGTTAAGTGATGGGAAGATATATTCTTCCCTCACTATAACATTAGATGTATATTTCAGCATAGTAAAAGAACATGTTAAGTTTATGTTAGATCCATTTGGAGGTAAATTATATGTTATAAATGAAGAACCAGCAGAACAACCACCATTGAGATATAATATTTACGGAGACCATTAATTAAAAAAAGTTATGAAAATTTATCTAAAAGAAAACACCCAAACAGAACTAGAACGTCTTAATTTACTATATGGAGAAGAAAATTCTCCAGAATATGATAATTGGGATAAAATGTCTAAATTAGAAACACTAATTACAGACGCAGGAATGTATGCTTATGGAGCATATGAAGAAAATGAATTTGATAATTTAAATGAATGGTGTAGAATTGTAGGTTCTATGGAATATGACCAAACATATCTCAACACTCATCCTAATGTTGTTAGAAGTAAAATAGATGAAATGTTGCGTCTTAATTTAATTGAAATAAAATAAGTTATGACTCAAAATGACTATATTGAAGTAATGCAAGAACGTTTAGACTGGTGTGTTCAAACTGAACGTTATGAAATGGCTGCTCGTTTAAGAGATCTAATAATATATGAGACTACAGAAGACGAAGAATGTAAACATAAGTACTATCTTGAATTACTTAAAAGATATACTCCTGAATATCCTGAGTATTATAATAAAATAAAAGAAAAATATAAGTTATGAAACAACACACAATACTTAACGAGCGTTATAGACCAGACACTTTAGAAGGATATATATGTTTAGATGAAAATAAAATAAAATTCCAAACATATATAGATAAACAAGATATTCCACATCTTGGATTATTTGGCCCTCCAGGCTCAGGTAAAACAACATTAGCTAAAATTATAATTAATAATATAGATTGTGATTATTTATATATAAACGCTGCTGATGAAAGAAGTATAGATGTTATGAGAGATAAAGTAGGTTCATTTGCTGCTGCTGGTTCATTTAAACCACTTAAAATAGTAATTTTAGATGAAGCAACTCATATACTTCAAGCTTCACAAGTACTATTACTTAATATGATAGAAACATATAGTTTAAATACTCGTTTTATCTTAACAGGTAATTACCCTGAACGATTAATTGAACCACTTAGAAGTAGACTACAAGAATTTGATCTTCAACCTCCAACTAAAAAAGTAATAGCTAAACATATAAATAATATATTAAATAATGAAAATATAAATCATACTCCTGAAGATATAGTAGCTATTATAAAAAAATATTACCCAGATTTTAGACGTATTCTTAATGCCTGCCAAAAATATACTATTAATAATGCTATAGTATTAGATAATTCAATTAATATATCAGATGATTATAAAAATCAAATATTAGAAACGCTTAAAAAACCAAATTCTAAATCATTTAATACAATACGCCAAGTATTAGCAGATGCTGATTTAAGTGATTATACTGATTTATATAGGTTTTTATATGATAGTATAGATGAGTATACTAAAAATGTTGGTTTAATTACAATCATAATCGAAGAATATAAATACCATTCAATATCTCGTTTAGATCAAGAAATTTGTTTTATGGCTTGTATTTCTAAAATCTTACAAAATATATAATATGGAATTAATATCGCATTTTATAGGGTTATGTCCTGATTCTTTAAATCATTTAGATTTAATAGATTTAATTAATTTCTATTTCAATTATAAAAATATAAAATAAAATACATGGAAAACACAAACAAAATGAAGCTGAACATAGATCTTAAATCAGCACAAACAATTCATTCACCTGAGGGTAATTATTTATTTAGTGAAGGTGTAATTTTAAAGAAAATTTCTAAATTTGTAGCAGGTACACCAGAAGATGCTGTTATTCCTATTCCAGTATTTTATGATGTGAAAACAGGTAATATATTAATTGAAATGTTACCTAAAGAATTAAGAGAAGAATTTGAAAATAAAGACTAATTAATGAAATCATTTTTCGATTGGATTAAAGAAATCACAGTAAATAAAAATGAATGGAATTCATTTAATGAAGATGATAAAGCTTTATTTAATGTATTTATGATACATCGAGCATTATCAATGACACCTGAATACATTGATATAGTTAATTATGTGCAAATTATTCCTTATAATGAAAAAGAGAAAATATATAAAATATACTGTGATATGATACCTAAGAAAAATATTTGGTCAAAATATATCAAATCATCTAAAAAACGAACATCTGATACTTTATTACAATATATCGCTAAAGAATATACTATTTCTCTTGGAGAAGCTGAAGAATATACTTATCTTTTAGGTAAAGAAGGTATTATATCTATTTTAACAAAACATGGTGTTGATGAAAAAGAACAAAAGAAACTTTTAAAAGAATTAATTTTATGACAATGAATAAAGATATTTATACATACCCAACATCACCACCTTCTGGACAGGGACAATCTGTTATTGAAACGTTTGAAAAAACATATCCTACTATGGCTGAAGAATTTAAACGTATACAAGAAGAACAATATAATTTATTTGCTGTAAAAATGCTTGATTATGGAATTAATAATATTTCTTTAGGCTCAACTTTAGAAGATAAAGAAGATGTTAAATTTTCAATTATGGGGATATGGTTACGATGTAGTGATAAAATTAATCGATTAAAAAATTTAATCAAACGTGATGGGAAAAATTATGTTGAAGGTGAACCAATGATTGATAGTTTTATTGATATTGCCAATTATGGTATAATAGCAATGATGGTTTTAAGAAATAAATGGAAAAAATAATAGTTTGAAAAAGAAAAAATATATCCCACAACTCATAAACGACATACAAAAACATAAATTTCCAGAAATGGATTATAGCTACATGAAAACTATATCTTATAGTCAAATGTCTATGTTTCGTTCTTGTCCTAAAAAATGGGAATTGCAATATAAAGATGGGAATTATTTTTCTGGATCATCAATACATACTGTTTTTGGTACTGCAATACATGAAACATTACAACATTATATTGATATTTTTTATAATGAAAGTGCTGCTGCCGCTGATAGAATAGATATTGAAAGCTATTTTCAAGATAAATTAGGTGAGATATATAGGAAAGAATATGAATCAAATAAAAAAATTCATTTTAGTAATCCTATTGAATTGAGAGAATTTTATGAAGATGGTTTAGCTATTTTAAATTTCTTTAAAAAGAAAAAAGGAGGATATTTTAGTAAAAAGAATTGGTACTTAGTAGGTTGTGAAGTACCAATTCAGCTTACTCCTCATCAACAGTATAAAAATATAATTTATAAAGGTTATCTAGATTTAGTATTATATCATGAACCCACAAATCGAATTAAAATAATAGATATTAAAACAAGCACTCGAGGGTGGAATGATGAAACTAAAAAAGATGAAGATAAACAATTCCAATTAATATTATACAAACAATACTTTAGTCAGATATATAATATACCTATTGATAATATTGATATTGAATTTTTTATTGTCAAAAGAAAAATATGGGAAGAATCAGAATATCCTCAAAAACGTATCCAAACTTTCTCACCAGCTAGTGGTAAAGTTAAATTAAGTAAAGCTATAAAAGCTGTTACTAATTTTATTGAAGAAGTTTTTGATGAAAAAAACAATAAATATAAAGAAAAACATTATACAGCTAACCCAAGTAGAAATAATTGTTTTTTTTGTCCTTTCAATAAAAAAGAATTTTGTGATAAAGGTGTATCTTCATAAATTTGCATATATTTATATATAACAATATAAAAAACAATTTTATGAATGAATCACAACAAGTATTAACTAGTGTTAAAGTTAATAGTACAATCTGGGAAGAATTTCGTATTTCATGTGTTAGATATAAATTTTCATTACAAAAATTAGCTGATAGAGCTATGCATTTATATTTAACAGATCCTGAATTTAGAAAACAAATCCATAACCATACTAACCTCGAAATTAAAACAGAAAAATAAAAAATCAAATCAGTTATATGAATCCACAGTTTTCATATTTACCTCCAGATAAGAGGAAAAAAATAATGTTAATCACAGATGACATTCGTGTTCACAGTGGTGTAGCAACAGTAGGAAGAGAAATAGTATTACATACAGCTCAACATTTTAATTGGGTTACAGTTGGAGGATCAATACAACATCCTGATGAAGGTAAACGTTTTGATTTAAACGAAGATACTAATAAAACAACAGGTCTAACTGACTCAAATGTTGTATTATACCCAGTAAGTGGATATGGTTCTCAAGAATTTATTAGACAATTAATCGAATTTGAAAAACCAGATGCTTTATTATTAATTACTGACCCACGTTATTTCATTCATATATTCCAAATTGAAAATGAAATAAGAAAAAAAATACCAATTGCTTATTTAAATATTTGGGATGATTATCCAGCCCCATTATATAATAAAGCATATTATGAAGCATGTGACTTATTAATGGGTATTTCAAAACAAACGGTTAATATTAATAAATTAGTATTAGGTGAAAAAGCTAAAAATAAAATAATCACATATGTACCTCATGGTTTAAATCATGAAATAATGAGGCCGCTTGATGAGAAAGATCCTAATTTAATTCAATTCAAGAAAAACATATTTGGAAATAAAGAATTTGATTTTGTTTTATTTTTTAATTCAAGAAATATTAGGCGTAAACAAATTCCTGATGCTATGTTGGCATATCGTTTGTTTATAGATCAATTACCAATTGAAAAAGCTAAGAAATGTGCTCTTGTATTGCATACTGAAATTGTAAGTGAACATGGTACTGATTTAGAAGCAGTTAGAGAATTACTATTGACAGGAGAACAATATAATATATTTTTCTCAACTAATAGATATAGTACACCTGAAATGAATTTATTATATAATTGTGCAGACGTGCAAATATTATTAACATCAAATGAAGGGTGGGGATTAAGTTTAACTGAAGCTATATTAGCTGGTCGTCCAATTATTGCTAATGTAACTGGAGGAATGCAAGACCAAATGAGATTCTCAAAAAAGGGAAAATGGATTGATTTTGACGCTAATTTTCCTTCTAACCATAATGGTACTATAAAAGAATGTGGTGAATGGGCATTTCCAGTTTTCCCATCTAATCGTTCAATTGTAGGTTCACCAGTCACACCTTATATTTGGGATGATAGATGTACAGCTGAAGATGCAGCTTCTCAAATCATGAATGCTTATAA